CATCACCAGGAAGTCTATACCAACCCCACGCAGTGAGTCTGGGTTGTCCGCACCCCTCAGACATATCCTTGATCCGTTCTTCAATGTTATGGTCAGTTCTGCTTCGTTGATCTTCTTGACCCAACGCAGGTCCTGTAAAATCTGTTTCAATTTTATCCATGATATCTGTTTGGCCTGTCTGTATGATGGACAAACTATCCAGCAGACCCTACCCGGTGTTCTTGCCACATAACACACTTCTCTGATTGCTAATGTTGTCTTTCCAAAACGCCTGCCGGTCACTAACACACGGAATCGTCTTTCGTCCTGTGATACTATTGTCTGTGGTTCGGATAATTTCATTGGTTTGCCATGTTGTTTAATATATTTACTATCAAACAGTTATGGTGCTACTAAAACAGTGTGTGGAATTATTTGTCTGTTTCCCAAGGTAGAGGTGCTGTGTTCTCTTCGTCTGTGGGTGTGTCTTTCTGATCCAGGTATTGTTTGCCCATCCAGATAAGCATTCGGACATCGCCCTGTAGTGCTTTCTCCATCTGTGCTCTCCTCAAAGATCTCTTGCCTTCTGAACGACCCTTGTCTATTATACCTGAATATCTTTTCTCAAGTGTTGTCACACTCGTGCCCGCCACGTCTGCTATCTCTTTGTATGTGCAGTGTAGGGTGGCTAGTTTGAATATTAGATCCCTGTCTAGTTTGTAATGCTTTGGTGCGTCAGCCATTATGCTTGTTTGTCCTCTACCACTATCCTGAAGTGTCTCGCATCTGTGTTGCCTTCTGCAGTGACTACCTTGGCCCTGATGTTGTAGATGTTGCCGGCAGTGCCTGCGTTTAATCTTATGTTGGTTATAGCACCTGTTATTGTCACGTCAGTGCCTGCGTTTGTTGGCAGTGCAAGTGGTGCCGCGTCATCCGTGATTGTTTCGATTGTGACCGTGCATGAACTTAGACTGTCACCTGCTGGCAACCAGTCTGACCAATCAAGTCCATATTGCACATTGGCTTGTGGATCTTTGGTGATGAATAATCCCTTGTTGTCTGATTTGAATCCTGTTAGGTTTGCCATCTATGTTTCGCTCCTCACTCTTGGTGTTGAAAATCTATTTGTAATTGACGGTATCTTAAGTTTGTGTGTCCTTGTTTCTTGCATAATTCCTACCAGTCTGTTTTCGTTGCTGATAGTATTTAAACGATTTTCTGCCATTATCGCCGTTATTCTATTTTCACTTGGTATCACTATCGTCCTTGTCTCTGAATCTACCGTTATTATGTTGTAAGGATCTGCCTGCGTTCGTAGAGCACCCACAAATAACGTGGTTGCAAGTGCATTTAAAGTGAATCCAACCTCAGGTCCATACTTGACTTGACCAACGAAGTTGGTTGTGAATGCACTCGGTGCCGTGTCTTCGATGTCATACTTGACGAACACGGTTGAAAGGCCAAACGTGAATGCACTTGATATCGCGACTGGCTGATTGAACAACAGTGTGTCTGTGACAGCAAGTGTGAAAGCGGAACTTAAAGTAAGTGGCAGTATGTTGTCCAGGAAGTCGACGTCACTGACGGCAAGTGTGAATGCTGATGACATTGCCTGTGTGATATCAATGGTTCCTGTTGCTGTGGCCGATACGGTGAATGCACTTGACATGGCGCTGGCACCAAGTAGCTGGAAGGCCGCACCGTCGTCTATCGTGAATGCTGATGATAGTGCCGCGGCACCAAATAATTTTTTAAGTGGGACGACGCTGTGTGTGAATTCACTCGCGAAGTTGAGTCCGATGGCCCATGTGCTGAATTTCCAGGTGTCCCAACTGCCCTCATCTCCTGCCCATGTTCCAAACGTCCAAGTGTCCCAGTCACCCAGTGTAGCGTCATCCCATTCGTATTCGTCCTCGAGTGTGTATCCTGCAACCGCGTAGTCGCTCAACACATATCTGTCTAGTGCGGTGTCTCGCAATAGGTCACTCCAACGGTAGTCCCCGGATATGTCAAATATTGCTTTGGCGGTGGCTGACACGGTGGAGGCCGATGCCTGTGTGATTGTGTTGGTCCCCAATACTCCAACTTTGAGTGTTGGTGTGGTTGCAACAGTGAAAGCACTTGCCATGGTCAATGCGTCCATTGGCACGAAGTTGAAAGTTGTGGCCTGTAGTGTGAAAGCGGAAGACAATGCAACCACTGGTTTGTAAATTACTTTTGGTGTCACTGCCAATGTTGAAGCAGTTGTGACTGATGCCGTTGCGAATGCGAAACACTCGGATGCCTCAGACACGGTGAACGCACTTGACAATGTCAGTGCTTCTATGCCAATAATTTTAGTTCCTGCACCTGCGAAAGTGAATGCTGATGCGAAAGGTGGCAGTGTGTGACTGCTGTCAGAGGCATTGATTACAATGTCATCTCCCTCCCACGTCTTCTCGATTGTTGCAGTAAGTGTTGGCAGATGGTTCTGCATACTGAACGTAGCTTGGTGCAGGCCATTGCTGTTGTTGTTGCTGGTGTTCAATTGGAACTTGGCGACCATGTCTTGCAAGTCATTCCTGCCAGTGCCAACACCAAGCACGGATGCATCTGAACCTGTTATGAAATGATCATTCAGACCCTGTGTCTGTGCTGTCCCAGCCTGGTTGTTCTGAGTCTGTGTGGTGCCGCCGCCTATGGCACTGGTGAAGGAGAACACCGGCATAGTCACCGACATTCCAACACCACCACTGATCGTTTGTGCGTTTTGTGTCAGTCTGAATGACTTGAATCTTAAGGAGTTCCTGGTCGCAGGATATATTCCGTTGGCCGCCAACCCTGTTTGGTCTGCGAATGTGCTTGATAGTATCTCAGATTTTGGAGCAGTGTTTGAAAGTGTGAGTGCCCTATTACTATCGAAATCTACACCCTCGCCCGATGTCTGTGAGAATGAACTCGAGGAGATGTTGAGACCGGTTGCTACGGTCTGGCTAATTCTGATTGCTCGTGTAGTTGCCACAAGGATTACCTCCCTATGCTAATGATACTGTAAGGTTCCCTGAGCTTACTGTAAATTGGTCTCCAGACGATACAGTTTTTGAAGTTGTAAGTTGTCCAAAGAACAAAACATTTCCACTTGAAGACGCATCAACGACTGCTATGCAGGTCACTGTTGCTCCTGATGTGGCCGCGTTGTTGTAGTTGGCCGTCGCCACTGGGAAAGTCACAGTAGAGTTGGAAGCCGCTGATCCACCTGATGCCGTCGCGAAGTTGACTGCCTGTCTGGCGTAGTCTCCTGCGTTGACTTCGTAGTGGCCCCAGTTGCCTGAGCCTGAAGTTGAGTTTGTTCCTGATTCCAATGCAGTCAACACAGTAGAGGCAGTTCCTGCGAACAGTGCCACGTGTAGTGCTGATGTAGGTGTGTAGTTTCTAGCTGTCTCACCCAATACATGGTCAAGGATTTCTAATTCTAAATAGTTCGATGCCGCTGACATAGTTGTTTCTCCTTAATTGTTTGTTATAACACTTTTATTTATTGCTTATGCTGTTAATAATCTTATCTTATCGTCGTCGTAGAACAACACTGCCCTGTCGTCGCCCCATCTGGATATCCTCGTCTGTTCAATGTTCCAATCACTGCCTTTGACTATCCTGAACACCTCTGACAGTGTGTTTGTTGAATAGATGTATTTGCATACTATTAGTGAGTCGGTGGCGGGTTGTATCATGCTGAAAAGGAACACGTCATTGTCTGCCCCAACGAAACAACCTGTGTAGTGGGTGTCACCTGTGTCACCTGCCGAAATAGTCAAGATGTTTGATCTGTTGAAACTGGTTTCGCCTGCCTTGTAGACATGGCATCTGATCTTATCACCGCCAGCACCTCCTCCAGATCCCCTCTCAATGAACAACGAGGTGTCGTTGAAGTCCGTGGTGTAGTATGGTGGGTCCATTCCTTGAGGCCACGCCACGTAGTTGTCTGCTGATTCCATATCTATATTGCTTGATGGTGAACCACTGAACAATGACAATGATTGTGCTCCGGTAGAATCAAATTCCATCTTGGTTGGTTGTATTGAATCACCGTCTGCGGATTTGATCACGTGCATGGTGTTGGCATCCACGTGGCCCGGGATACCAGGATTGCTGTAATAGAAATCACTGTTGCTACCCAGGCTGATGTCCGCGCCTATGGCGGCCGAACTGCTGTTGCCATTCTCAGTCAGTGTCATCTTGTATGCACGGTTTCCACCATCGGTCAATATGTTGAACACGTTGGTTCCTGGACGCCTGAATATGAAGTTGGTTCTTGAATCTCCGCCCAAGCTACCTGCGTTGAATGCCGTGTGTGCCGTCAGTGTGTCTCCTGATATTGAAACTAGCTGTGTGTCATTGGAGGCCGAGTTGCCCCATGATGAGAGTATGTTGCCACCATTGGTTGGCACGAGGAATCCCCTCTGGTGGTTTGCTGTGCCACCATATGAATTACTTCCTGTGCTGATACCCGTGACCCTCGACGTGGCCGTGACCGTGTCGCTGGTGTTCTTCAACACATGGTATGTGAT